GCCCGAAGATGCCGCATCAGAGAGTCCGGCAGTGAGTATCGCCCAACAGGATAGCGCCAAAACAGGGAAGCATAAACAGCTCCCCATAGGCGCAAACTTGTTGAGTTTGATAATATCACCGCCCGGAAGTCTCGTTCCTAAGGTTCTGCAATTCAGCAGAGCGTTAACTATATGCTCTGGGAATAGCAGGCGAACTAAGCCGATCGATATACGGTCCGAGGCCTCATTAAGGTCAAGGGTCGCGTATCCGCCAGTCTTGGACCCGAGTAGGGCCCCGAACTGGTTAGGTTGTTGATCGGTGAAGTGGACGGAGTACCTTGTTAAAGGGTGCTTCTCCACATGTTGGACTACGGCCCGACCAAGACCTTGCTGTATCCACTGGAAGTCCAGTGGTTCGCACGATATAAGTCGAGGGCCTCGCGAGTCTTTCGGCACAAGGACAACCTTGGCGAATGACTCCCCAAACTTAATGGTTTTATCACCAATAAGTTCATCACAGACATGGCCATTGGACGCATAAAAGTAAGCGTCCAAAGGATATGTTTGGAGGATCCGATCAGATATTCGACTCCAGGTATACTTCTCAGAAAGTCGTTCTTTGGTAGAAACGGCTCCTGGTCCGTGCCTTGGGTGAATATCGTACAGATCGAAATCGCTGAAGACGTCTGATAATAGACGCTTGGCGATACGAATAACCCGTCCGTTGTCGATAAGGTTTTCCTTATAAACTTCAGCCGGATTATGTAAAAGCAGATCGGCACACTTGCCGAAGTGCTGGTTCCAATAAGCGAGTTCTTCATCAGTTTTTACAAACTTTTGAACAACTGTTAGTTCTTGCTCAGGGCTATACGACAGTTCGAGTTTATAAAAAATAAACAAGACCTGTCTTAAGCTTTTGATGCAAGTTGCACTAGGATTTGGAAGGATCCTACCGTCGTGCGAGAAGATACAACCGAAAAGCTCACCCATGAAAATGGGAAGCTTACTATTTCCTCGGGATTTGAACCCCAAGGATCTAGAGTCGATTGACACTTCTCCGGTTAGAGCCCTGTCAAGGGCTTTACCCAGACGAGGCAAAGTTTTCGTAAGAAAACTAAGCCCTTCCTGGGCGAGACGTCTATTGATCTTGTCGATCGTTAGATGTAGCGCTCGTACGGTGAAGACTTCACAATGCAACGTTTGGACGTCACAAAGTAAAGCGGCGATGATCTGTCTATACGGATCTAGGCTCTTATCGTGAACCATATTGGTATCACTCCTAGAGTATACGCTTTACACTTGTGTGCAACGTAACTAAACAGTAACCACCACAGAACGACGGCATACGGGACGATTAGGAGGGCTTATTCAGCCTGCACCTAACCGCCCACGCCACATAACCTTCTCATTGGATACTAAAGCATAAGCCTTAGGGTATTGCTACCGTCCCGATGAGTCTAGTTATGTGTCGTACTTTACGTATGTCGCCAAGATGTGGGGGTGTCTACTTACTGACGGTAACATCCGGCTGGGTAGTAGGATCGGGCCATGGTTTGTCCACGAGGACGCCATGATCGACACCTAGATCCAGTCTATGGAAGCTACAGCCTGTGATGGAGCATGCGAATGCAACCAGCACGAGCAAGTAGAGTTGAACTGTTCGAGTTCTCATGCGAGGGTTATAGGGTTATACCTATTGGTACTGTACTTCTACAGTCCGCCCTCGGTAAGAGCAACTGCGCCGTTTCCAGTACAGTCATACAGAATTGTTGTCGACGCGCCTAAAGAGGCGCAGAAGCTCAACAGTTCTGCAATGACGTTCTTGAATTCGGTGGATGTGGCCAGGTCTCCAACCGGGAGATCCACGACCGCATACGCACTAACCACCCGCGGGACAAGCGAGACTCCGGTGACAGTTTTG